TATGCCACCAGCAGAGATCAGATCGTTCAGATACCGAGAGTGAAGGTTTTGATCTTGGCGTAAAAAAGCCCGCGGGGTGCGGGCTTGTTGCTGGCGTAGAGGCTAGTAAGCAGGAGTTAGCTCTCCCTCTTTAGCAAGCTCAACTATCAGCGGGTTGCACTCGATGACATCTTCTCCTGAGGAAAAAGTCACCTCGACTTTACAGGGCTCCTCGATCACCAGTGGAGAAAACATGAATTGTGCCTGAATGTACTGGTCGGCTGCCCCCCCGGCTAAGTGCTGGCGGCTTTCCTGATACTCCTCGCTAGAGACTTCCATCTCAGCAATGATTTGGCCGGCAGCTTTGACCCTCACGTTAAACCCGTCGAAGGGCTTGTCGCTGGTGGTCTTTGCAGTAACTACTGCGCAGAGCTTGACGCTTGCCGGTAATCTCGACGCCACCATGGTGTCTGAGTAGACCCCCATCAGACTGGTTTTTCCATTGACCTCAGCTCTAATATCGTCGCAATACGTAACGTGAGCGTAGCGGGACATCATCCATGCCTCCATGCGGAACTGATAAGTGATTTCTGAAGCGCTGCGCATATAGTGTTGGGGTCTGTGCGCATTGCGTCGGCGAGCCTCAAAATCGTTGTCAATTGTGGATTGGTCTTTCCGCTCTCGATCTTGGCTATTTGAGCTTGACTTGTCCCTATCATCTCAGCGACCGCGGCCTGAGAGTGGCCTAGTCGTTGCCGAATGCTGCGCATTGTTTCAACGCTCCCACCGTAGAAGCTGTCTGCGATCCACATATCTGCCTTATCGATTGCTTCGGCGTTCATCTGGTCAGACTCGATATCTTCCATGAAAGCTGCAAAGTCGCAGTGATCTTCAGCGATTTTTTGAGCCGCTACGTGGGCATCAGTAACCAGGGTGCGTCGGAAGGTTGGGCGCTCGGCAACGGTGGCAACGCTGTCAGTCATCCAAGTGATCCAGCGCCCGCATGACTCGCTCTGCAACAGGGTGTGATAATTCATAGTTAAATCTCGCATCTCCATCGGCACCATAAGCGGCCTTTTCTACCACTGCCAAGAGGACATACAGTCCTGGCGGTGTGAAGGCGTATATCAATCGGTACGGTAGTCCTTCTGCAAAGTAGCCTCTCAAGCGCCATAGGTTGTACCCTGCGTCTTGAGCTGCTCTCCACATTCCTACGTTGAAGAGGGCGCTTGGTGGTCTCGGGGCATTCGGTCTGCCTCCGTAGGTGGTTTGCGTAAGCCTGTCCAACAGCTCTTGGTCAGCTTGAAGCTGCTGGATAAATCGACCCATCCGAATGGCTGCATCCCTGTCCTCCATCATCATCCGCCTTAAATCGGCGGTCGCATCGTCGTGAACAATGAGGCGGTACACTATATCGACCTCGATATAGCATAGCAAGTTCCCGAAAACGTGCTCACCTTTATATATGAGTGCCGCTGACTGCGGTACTGTGACTTCGGCATAACGCCGATAATCACCTCTTCAGCAAATTGCTCCTTGAAAGGAGGGAATGGACGAGAGCAGGCAACGCCTGAGGTGAAGGTAGTGTGCTCGGATCTCGGCCAAGTGCTACTGCTTCGAGCAAGCGGTCTATCGCAAAGCTGGCCACAGGCGAATAATTCCGGACGCACGCTCACGCTCCATGTGTATACAGGTAGCCGTATCATCTCTGCACAGAAAGCCAAAATCAACACCGCGCTGAGAGGCTGCAGGACCGCCGAGCGTTACCCTCAAACGGGGCCTGCCAGAAGCCGAACATTACCAGTTGCATCCGGATCGTATGTCAGAAAGCGCGGCCTGGATGCCGGTGGTATCAAAGATCGCGGTGATAGGGTTCTCACCGTATGGCGTGACATTGGCTACAAAGCTGGTCTCGGTCAGCATTCGTTTGAGCGTGCCGACCGGCGAGCCAGGGAAGAAGGCAGCCTGATTGTCCGTGGAGTTGGTCCAGCTGGAGGTAACAGCCTGGTCAGACCCTATCCGGTAGGTAGTTCTGGTCGCGTCGAGGCCCAAGAAGGTCTGCCAGTTAATGTACATCTCAGTCCTGTTGTTCGAGCAACGGACCACTAGCGAAACACTATCCCCAAACCGACCTTGACCTGACTCAGCGGTAAGCCCGGCCGTATACACTGACTGGTCGTTAAGTGGGTCGGTCTTGGTGTTCGTCCACCAACTCCCTGAGCCCTCCGGGGTGGTCGCCTGAGCTGAGGGCGCGAGATCATGTCTCTTAGCCATGTCGTCGTAGCAGACAAGTCTTTCCACGACGCTCGATTTCGCAGCGCATGTTGCTACTTCCTGATCTTCGATTGCTGCCACAGCGAACATTGGGGTGAGAGTCGCGAGCGCACTGAGCGCCGCGTAGCGGCAATAGTGACGTTTAACGGTCATAGGCTTTTCCACCAGTCGACATCAAGTACAAGGATTCGGAGTAGGGGAGTCTGAACAAGATTGTGCTCTTGTTCATAACCGCCGCCATCATCATGGCTCGACAAAGGAGACTCACGCCGACTTCAAGACGCTCGCACATGGCGTCGGCGCTGTCGATGAATTCGGTTTTGTTAAGCCTGAGCATTATGACGGTGCGGCCCTCTGGTACCGCACCAATTGGCGCTACGACGAAAATAGTGATCTGTGAATAGATGATCACCGCAAGGGCTATGAGTCCGGCGATACTGGCAATCCATTTGCGCATATCGGTTCCCTTTCAAGTAATGGTTAGAGGCGCTTTGCGTTCCAAGCTAGCAGCACGCGACCGAGTACCTCGAACTGTTCCAACTCACCGTTCTTGATTTCGTAGGGCTTGTACTTCTCGTTGTCGGATAGCATCAGCAGTACGCCATCCGGCCGGCGCTGAAGGCGCTTGATGTACAGCTCACCTTTGAGGGAGAGGACGTAGACGGCATCAATCTTGATTTCAGTGATGCCTCGGTCAACCAGCAGCAGGTCTCCGTCGCTGAAGGTGCCTTCCATCGAGTCGCCGTAGCCAGTGATCACAGCCAGGTTGGATGGAGCGGTGGCGTTGACGTTGCGCCGTAACCAGCCCGTGCTGACGCGCATTCGGTCAATCACGTCCTCGTAGTCTTCTGGTCGGGTCAGCCCATTGCCCATTGAGCCGGCGACGTTGAGTCGTGGGATGTCGACCATCCCGACCTTCTTGCTGGAGAAATCAGCAGCGATCACGTTGCTCTCCTGTCCTTGGCGGACTGCTGGTTCGCCCTCAACGTCCTCCATGCTTGGATGCAGGAAGGTTCCCTCAGGCAGTCCGATTTTCATTTCCATTGTCCGCGCAGCTTTCTCGCCCATTCCGCGATGCCCATTGAGGATCTGCGAGAGGTACGACGCATCAAGGTCGTATTGCTCTGCGAAATCCTTGGTTCTCATGTCGCCAATGAGTCTGGCGAGCGTGCGCTTGCGGCGCTCTTTCATTTCCATGCCCCGATATTGCCCGCCAGTTAGCAAACGGTAAATTGCATTTTGCTATTGCTGGCGGCATTAGCAAACGCTAATCTGTGCGCATACAGGAGGACACCCGAATGCGCACAAAGCACACCGAGCTGCTTGATTGGCTCAAATACGCGAACGATGAAGCCGTGTCGGCAACTGGCACGACTCGGGGACATCTTCGGCAGATCGCTTATGGCTATCGCCCTGCGTCTCCTGAGGTGGCCGCCCGCCTTGAGGTAGCCACAGAGGGGCGCATCACCCGTAAACAACTTCGTCCTGCCGACTGGAATGTGATTTGGCCCGAACTTGTTGCCGCCTGACCACGCTTTTATGGTGCCGGGCACGGCGCCAGGGGAAAACTAGACGATGAAAACGCCGATTCTAGACAGCCGCCGGGCGGTGATGATCGCGGTCGCCAATGGTTACCAGGGCGGTCGGGAGTGTGCAGCAGCGCGGCTGGGAATACCGCTGAAGCGGCTGGAGAACCAGATCTACGGAACAGCCGGCGTCCGGCCGCTGGACGACACCGAAATCAGCGTGCTGGAGCAGGAAGAGGGCACTACTCACTTGCCGGACTTTATCTGTGCTCTCTATGGCGGCGTGTTTGTGCCGCTGCCTGACCGGGAAGCAAGTCACGCCGATCTGTATGACCTCTCGTTTGCCACGAGTACAGCGCGCGGCACTGTGGATCTGCTGATTCGCAAAGCTCTGGCTGACGGTGAGATTGACGCCAATGAGGCGGCAGAGATTCGTGCGGTTCACGCCAAGCACCTGGCTGCACGGCACGCGGAAGTTGATGCCGTGATTGTGGCCCACCAGCGGCAGGCTTGAGATGCCGTCATTCCAGATCAACGACGACGAGTGGGGGGCTTTCTATGGGGAGAGCTCTGACCTCTTTCGCGTCTACTGCGCCATACGACGGTATATGAACTACCGAACGGGCGTGTCAGGCCTTGAGCGGCGAATTAGTGAGCAGATGCTTTCTGAGACGCTGTACATCGAGCCGTTGAGAGGTCGCCACAAGTCTGGATCACCAACCCGCCAGCATGTGCGTTCGTTGCTTTCCAGGCTGATCACCAAGGGAGTCATGGTCCCCGTTGGGCCGATGGTTTACGAGCTGCCGCTCGCCAGTAGGGATCGTGCGTCCAAACCATCAGCAACCAATGAGCAACCAGATCAGCAACCAGACCAGCAACCGATCAGCAACCACGACGAACCCAGCAATGGTGCGGGTTGTAGCGCTGACGAAAGCCAATCAGCAACCGGATCAGAATCAGCCGACCTCACGATCAGCAACCTACCTCCGGATACCGGAAATACACCACCACCATCAGCGCGCGCGCGCAATCGATTCGCCATGTATCCCGAGTGGCAACCCAACACCAACACCTTCAAGGCTGTTTTGCACATGAACGGCCTGACCAATGTGACGCTCGATGCAGATGTTCTGCTTGAGTTCCGGTCCTTCTGGACCGCGTCACCTGACGAGCACCGCACGCAGGCGAAATGGGAGCACGCACTTGCTCAGCGCCTGAAGGAGAACTACCGCAATGGCCAGTCCCAGAACCTCAAGCCCGCAGGCGGGCAGCGCCTTGGCAGAAAAGGCGCTGGCTCAGCCGTCGACCGCGTCAAGAGCAACATCGCCAGCCGACAAGCAGCAGAAGCTGGCGCAGGCCCTACTGGACAAGCTCTGGCTGAAGATGACGGAAATGTATGGGACGCGCTGGACGGGGAGTGTCGGCGATTGCCCTGATCAGGACCATGCGTGGTCGACCGTGTTGGGCGGCCTGAGCGGCCGGGAGATTGCCAATGGGCTGAACGTCTTGGTTGAGCGTGGGCTGGAGTGGCCGCCATCAGCTCCAGAGTTCCGTCGTATGTGTCTGCACATCCCCGGTTTGCCATCGGCCGTCGAAGCGTGGGCCCAGGCCTTGAGCGGGAACTACACCCACGATGCGGTCGAGGTTGCAGCAAAGCTGACCGGCACGTTCGAGCTTCGCAAGGCCCGGTTGTGCGATCGCCATCTGCAGCAGCAGTTCGATCGCAACTTTGCGATTGTCTGTCAGCGTCTGCGTAAGGGCGAGCCATTGGACGGCGAGGTGCTGGCCGGGATTGGCCACGATAGCCAGAAGTCGGTAGCCGAGATGTCGGACGAGTACAACGAGCAGCTGCTTCGCCAGCGCATTGAGCAGCAAGGCATCCCGGCTGATCCGTCTGTTGCTCGGATGGCAATGCTGGCTTCGCTCGGCATCAAGCGTGATGCTGAAGCAGGTCATTGCTGACTGCGTGGACCGATTTGGCGCACACAGGTTACTGGAGGTTTACGTTGGCTGAGGCGAGGCTTATGCGCACTGTTGGGGATGTGGTCACCTGGTGGCTTTCGCGGATCGAGGCGGACAGGACCAAGTCTGTGTCGTACCAACGCAGCATGCGCAGCCTGATGCGTAAGCACGTTATCCCGGCGATTGGGAAGGTGCGTATTGGCAAGGTAACCCGGGTGCTGATGGATGATCAGCTGGTATTCCCGCTGCATGGGGTGCTGAAGCCGCGGACCATCCAGAAGGCGTTGCAAGGGCTTGGTCAGGCGTTTCGGATGGCCGAGCGGCAGGGGCGCATTGATGCCAACCCGCTGGCTGGTACGACCTTCCGTGATTTCTACAAGGGCAAGCTGCCGCCCAAGCCGGCTCAGCTGTCACGCATTGACCTGCCGCACCTGGTGGAGCTGCTGGTGCGGGCGTTCACCGATGACCCTGCCAAAGCGATGCTGCCGCTGATGATGCTGGCCCACGGCACGCGGATAACCGAGACGCTGCTGGCGGAGTGGGGGCATGTATCGCTGGACCAGCGTATGTGGGTGATCCCGGCGAGCAACACGAAGAGCAAGCGTGAGCACTTGCTACCTGTGACTCCGCAGGCCCTGGCCCTGCTGCAGCGGTACCGGGAGGCGCTGCCGAGCGCGCGCAAAGCTACCTGGATGTTCGCGGTGCGCGGTGGTGGGCCTATGTCGCCGTCGAGCGGGCATGCGCTGCTGCGTGGGATCAGCAACCGGGCGTGGACGAGCCACGACCTACGCAAGCTGATGCGTGACAGCCTGTCGGACATTGGCATTGACCATGCGGTAGCCGAACGCCTGCTGAACCATTCGCTTGGGGTGACCGTGGAAACCTATCTGACCCGGGATGATTTGGCGCGGCGCCGGGAGGCGTTGGAGCGGTGGCACGCACGGCTGGATGAACTGGGATTTGCTGACGCACATGGTGCAAAAGTAGCTGTTCCTGCATTTCTGCAAAACCCGGCTAGCCCAGTAATGGCGGGCGATTCAGCCGAAAGCTGCATTTCTACAGGTAGAGGATGAAGTTTTGCGTAGAACGACTGTGAAAGGTGCCGGTGCGCGGTCGTCGGGATGCCGGCCTGCAGCGAATGCCAAGAGCCGAATGCAGGCCTTGGGGCGGCTCAAACAGGGTCAGAAAAACAAGACCGAAACCGCGTATGGGCATCACCTGCAGCTGCTGCTGACGGCAGGGGAGATCCTTTGGTATCGGTTTGAGGGCATCAAGCTACGCCTGGCAGACAAGACGTTTTACACGGCGGATTACAACGTGATGCGCGCCGATGGGTTGCTGGAGATACATGAGGTGAAAGGCGTTTGGACCGACGACGCCCGGGTGAAGATCAAGGTTGCCGCAGATCAGTACCCGTTTCGGTTCATCGCAGTGAAGAAGTCGAAGGGCGGCTGGGAGTATGAGTATTTTGACTGAGCAAGTGGATTGGCAGCCTGTTGCCTGGGTGACACCGGATGGCTACCGCAAGGAGGTTTCGCCTATGGCTGGCGGGGCCTCGTTCATTGTCACCAGCCCGGACAACGGTGCGATGTTTGTGAGTCCAGACGCTGGCGAGCTGGACGCCTGCGTAACAAAGCACCGGGAGCAGGGCTGATGACGCAAGGCAATGGATTCCTGCAGCCCTGCGAGGTGTGCGTGGGTCAGGGTACGACGCGGGGCGTGTTCTTTGATCTGGATTGCACGCGCTGCGATGGCATTGGCTGGCTTGATGGAGGCCAGCCAGCTACCGCGCAGCAGGTTGGGCGCTTGCTGACTGTGGCATTACAGCGTACAGGCCTGTTGGAGCAGGCATTGATCCGCCGCGGGCATGTGCTGGGACCGGAGCGTGATTATCAGGACCATCCGCGTGATGGGGTTGGCGGCCACCGTACCGGTGACTGAGCTGGGCATTGAACGTCTTGGGTTGCAGAACAAAAGGGGACCATACAATGGCACATGATGATCGGCGGACGAGCTCCAACCTCATTCTGGAAGCTGCTGAAGAGCTGCATAACTTGGAACAGCTGGTTACCCGTGACTCTTTGGCGCAGCACACCGGCCTGAAGCCTGGGATCATTGATGATCGGCTGAAGGTGCTGGTTGGCGATGGGCGGCTGGTGCGCGTTGAGCGTGGCGTGTACATGCCACTGGCCCCCCATAAGCCGGCGCGGCAGATAAGCCACACCGAATTGCCCGACGGCACCGTTGTGCTGGACATTGGCGATGAGGTGATGCATTTGACCCCGAAGGAGGCCAGGACACTCGGTGCAATGCTGGGTGCCCGGGCGCTGCAGGCGACCCAGATTGAACTGGGCAACCAAGCCGGAGTGATGGTCACCGAGCTGGCTGCAAAAATCCGCCGTCTTGAGCGTGAAGTACGTGGGTTGCGGTCTGAGCTGAAAGGTGACAATGGAATGCAGCTCGGTTTGGACATTCAAGGCCAGTCCTGCAGGGTGGCTGACCCCTTGTAGAGTTCGACCCGTCACTGCATGCCGGGAACACTCCCCGGCATGGCCAAGACTCCCCCAAGCGGTAAAGCCGCAACCAGCAAGAAGAAGGCACCAGCAGCAAGCAGGGCTGGTGCAAAGCCGCGCGCGCGGAAGAAGGGACGGCCCAGCGCTTATACCAACGCCTTGGCTTTATCGATATGCACGGGCATTGCAGAAGGGCTGAGCCTGCGCAGCATCTGCAAGAGCGAAACGATGCCTGCGCTGGGTACTGTGATGCGGTGGCTGGCTGACGACTCTAATGCCGAATTTCGAGAGCAATACGCGCGCGCGCGCGAGGCTCAGGCCGACAAGTTGGCCGAAGAGATACTTCAGATTGCAGATGACGGCAGTAATGACACCTATCAGGACGAAGACGGAAACTCGTTCATCGACCACGACCACATTGCCCGCAGCCGGCTGAGAGTCGACGCGCGGAAGTGGCTGGCCAGCAAGATGGCCCCCAAGCGTTACGGCGATAAGGTGACGCAGGAGCACACCGGTGCAAATGGTGGTGCGATCGAGGTGCACAGCAGGGTCACGTTTGTACGGCCCCCTGAGCGGAAGGACGATGAGGAATGACGGCCTTCGTCCAACCGCTTGAGCTGAACCTGACCCTGCCATTCAAGCTGGCCCCGCTTTACGAGCCGTGCCGCTACAAGGTGATGCACGGCGGCCGTGGTGGCGGTAAGTCACATGGTGTTGCCCAGGTGCTGCTCGATATGGGCGCCCGCAAGCCGCTGCGCATTCTGTGTGCGCGCGAGATTCAGAAGTCGATGCGTGACTCGGTGCACCGGCTGCTCAAGGACTACATCATCAAGCTGGGCCTGACCGAGTTCTACGAGGTGCTGGACACCGAGATTCGTGGCGCGAACGGCACGCTGTTCCTGTTCACGGGCCTGCAGTCGCACACGGTCGACTCGATCAAGTCGTTTGAGGGCGTTGACGTTGTATGGGTCGAAGAGGCTCACGGCGTCAGCAAGAAGTCGTGGGACGTGCTCACCCCGACGATCCGGAAAGACGGCAGTGAAATCTGGCTGACCCTGAACCCGGATATGGACACGGACGAGACCTACGTCCGGTTCATTGAGTCCGCGAGCGATGACACCTGGGTTTGCGAAATCAACTGGCGTGACAACCCATGGTTCCCGGAGGTTCTTAACCAGGAGCGCTTGAAGGCCAAGCGCACCATGAGCAAAGAGGACTATGAGCACATCTGGGAAGGCAAGCCGCGCACCGTGGCCGCCGGTGCGATCTACCGGCACGAACTTGAGGCGCTGCTGGCTGACAAGCGTATTCAGCGCGTGCCATACGACCCGACCTTGCCTGTGCACACCGTCTGGGATCTGGGCTGGAACGATGCGATGACGATTGGCTTTGTGCAGCGTGGCCCGCAGGACATCCGCATCATCGACTACATCGAGGACAGCCACCGAACATTGGACTGGTACGTTGCCGAGATGGAAAAGCGCCCCTTCCGATGGGGTACGGACTATCTGCCGCACGACGGTCGTACCCGCAACTTTCAGACCGGCAAGAGCACCGAAGATCTGCTGCGCGAAATGGGCCGCAACCCCTATGTGCTGGCACAGACCAGTGTTGAGGAAGGCATCAAGGCTGTGCGCATGATCTTCCCCAGGTGCTACTTCGATAAGGACAAGACCGGCAGGTTGGTTGAGTGCCTGAAACGCTATCGCCGCGCATTACACACCCAGACGAACGAGCCAATGGGCCCGTTGCATGACGAGTACAGCCACGGCGCCGATATGTTCCGTTACGTTGGCCAGGCCGTCGCGATCATGCCCAGCACGATGGAACCCAGTTACGAAGAGCCAGAGGCGCCTGATTGGCGCACATGAGGACCACCATGGATACCCAGCACGAATATGATCCCCTGCAGTGTTCCGGCCCGATGACGCTGGATGAATACACCACGATCATGGAAGAGATTGAAGAGCAGCCGCACTGGCGGACGATCGCCGACAAAGAAATGGATTATGCCGACGGCAACCAGCTGGATTCAGAACTGCTTAAACGCCAGCGGGCACTGGGCATCCCGCCTGCGGTGGAGGACCTGGTAGGCCCCGCGCTGCTGTCGATTCAGGGATACGAGACCAGAACCCGCACTGATTGGCGGGTAACCCCTGACGGTGACCCGGGCGGCCAGGACGTTGCCGATGCGATCAACTACAGGCTGAACCAAGCAGAACGACACTCGAAGGCAGACCGTGCCTGCTCGGACGCATTCCGGCCCCAGATCGCCGTGGGGCTCGGCTGGGTTGAGGTGAGCCGCGAGAGCGACCCGTTTAAGTACCCGTACCGCTGCAGTGGTGTGCACCGCAACGAGATTCACTGGGATATGCAGGCCCTTGAGGATGACTTGTCGGATGCGCGATGGCTGCGCCGGCAGCGTTGGCTGGAGCCAGGACGTATTGCCAGCCGATTCCCCGACCACAAGCAGCTGATCATGGCCCTGGGCACGCATGGCGCTGATTGGTGGGCGCAGCAGGCGCTTGAGGGCGGCGACGGTGGTACCAGCACTGGGCTGGAAAATACCTGGGCTGATGGGCGTGCATGGACTATCGCTGAAGAGCGCTGGTACAACCCGACGACCCGCAAGGTTTGCCTGGCGGAGCTCTGGTATCGCCGCTGGGAAGAGGTGCTGGTGATGCGAGCGCCGGATGGCCGCGTTGTTGAGTACGACGAAAACAACCTCAAGCACCAGGTGGCCGTTGCATCGAACAGCGTGGAGTATTTCTTTGCGGTGGTGGCCCGGGTGTTTCGTTCCTATTGGCTTGGGCCCCACAAGCTGTATGAGGGCAAATCACCCTACACCCATCGTCACTTCCCGTATGTGCCGTTCTTTGGTTTCCGTGAGGACGGCACAAGAATCCCGTATGGGTATGTTCGTGGAATGATCTACCCGCAGGACAGTTTGAACAGTGGGATCAGTAAGCTGCGCTGGGGGATGTCCGCAGTGCGCACTGAGCGAACCAAGGGCGCTGTTGATATGACCGACGCGCAGTTCCGCTCGCAGATCGGCAGGGTGGACGCGGACATTGTTCTGAATGCTGAGCACATGGCGCGTAACGGGGCACGGTTCGAGGTTAAGCGGGACTTTGCATTGAATGAACAGCAGTTCCAGCTGATGCAGGACAACCGCAGCTCGATTCAGCGTGTCAGCGCCGTTACTGCCGGGTTTATGGGCAAGGAGGGCACCGCGCGCTCTGGTGTGCAGGAGGCGACACAGGTCGAGCAGTCGAACCAGGCACTGGGCCGCATGATGGACAACTTCCGCGCGGCACGGTCTATGGTCGGCGAGCTGCTGACCGCCATGATTGTGGAAGATATGGGCGAGAAGCAGCAAAACATCATCATTGAAGGCGACGCGGTGCGTGCTGATCGTGTGGTGGTGCTGAACAGGCCAGAGCGCGATGAGGCCGGGTATACCTACCTGTCGAATGACCTGCAGCGCACTCGCCTGAAGGTGTCGCTTGAGGATGTGCCCAGCACCAACAGCTACCGAGCCCAGCAGCTGTCCGCACTGTCGGAAACCGCCAAGAGCCTGCCGGAGAACTACCAGGCTGCGATTGTGCCGTTCT